GAACTCGAACTTCTAAAAAAGAAAGACCCAAAGGCATATGCTACACGTCGCAAAGAGCCTTGGGTTAGTGTACTTGATGTTAAAGTAAACGAAGAAAATGTTCGCAACGGATTCTTTGAGATGGACTGGAATGAATATTTTATTCAACAGCTTATTCAAGCAGGCTACGGTACTGAGCAGGACCCGGAAGAAGAAATCGTAGATCGTTGGTTCAGAGACATAGTTTATAACATGTTGAGTGAAGAAGGACTTGACACACAGCGAAATTCAGGCTATATTAATGTAGTACCAATCGCAAAAGGCAAATCAGAAATATCATGAAAACTTATATAATAATCGATACCGCTAATGTGTTTTTTCGAGCTAGGCACGTTGTACGTGGCGATATCGATACTAAATTAGGTATGGCACTACACATCACACTCAGCAGCATTAAAAAGGCGTGGCTTGACTTTGGCGCGGATCATGTTGTGTTCTGCTTAGAAGGACGCAGTTGGCGTAAAGATTTCTATGAGCCCTACAAGCGTAATCGCAAGGTGACTCGCGATGCTATGACGCCGCGTGAGATGGAAGAAGACAAAGTGTTTTGGGAGATCTTTGATGAGTTCAAAGACTTTGTCGCTAACAAAACAAACTGTACTGTGCTACAGAATCCTCAGCTAGAAGCAGACGATTTAATTGCTGGCTGGGTACAGAATCATCCCAGCGACAATCATGTTATTATCAGCACAGACGGTGACTTTGCACAGTTGATTGCACCCAATGTAAAACAATACAACGGTGTTGCTAACATGACTATTACACACGAAGGCTACTTTGACGACAAAGGCAAAGAGGTAATTGATAAAAAGACTAATCAGCCTAAGCCTGCTCCGAACCCACAATGGCAACTGTTTGAAAAGTGTATGCGTGGCGATACCAGTGACAACGTGTTTAGTGCGTATCCTGGCGTGCGTGTAAAAGGCACTAAGAATAAGGTTGGTTTGACAGAAGCTTTTGAAGACAAAGGCACAAAAGGCTACAATTGGAACAACATGATGCTACAGCGTTGGGTTGATCACAATGGTGTAGAGCATCGGGTATTGGATGATTACAATCGCAATGTTGTGCTGTGTGATCTTACTGCACAGCCTGATAATATTAAACAAATAATCGATAGTGAAATAAACAGCGTAGAACCTAAAGATGTAAATCAAGTGGGTATGCGGCTTATGAAGTTCTGTGCTAAATGGGATCTACAGCGTATTGCTGATCAAGCGCAGAGTTTTGCTGAACCACTTCAAGCAAGGTATATTAAATGACAATTAAAGCTAAACCTATTCTAAAAGATCGTTTCTGGATAGTTGAAAATGATGGTGAACGAATCGGCACACTGAGCTGGAATGATGAACGATACATGTTCAGCAACAATGCAGAAACCTGCTTCTTTGACAATAAACTTCAAATAAAGAAAAAGTTTGGCGTAGACATTGAATGGAGCATTGTTGGGGATTCTGCAGAGAAATCACTGCCAAAAGACTTTACAGTTCATGGTTATCCTACCAGTGTTGCAGCATATAACAGTATGTATGATGTAAAGCGTAAGCTGCCACTGTTTACAAAAAGTGAAAAGTCAAAAAGCCTTTACTGTGCTGGCTATTATATTATTCGATTCGAAAAGGGTTGGGTCAAAAGCTTTTGTCCTAAACTGATCACAATTGAACGCTACGAAAATCGAGGACCGTTCAAATCAGAATTAGAAAGGCGTCAGGAGTTAAGTCGTGTCAACAATTGAACCTGTAAACACTGTTCCGCTACAACAGTTTATTCAACAAGTCAAATCAGCTGAAAACAGTCGAGCAAAAGAAGTAAAGCTAGATATTGCACAGGCAAAGAATCTGGCCTTTACACTCGGCATAGTTATGAGTAGACTACACGGCGAGTTAGAGCGATTGGTTGTAGAAAACAAGCAATCTGATGCTGACCAAGCCATCGAAGTACGACTGGATGGCGGCACAGGCTGGCAATAATCTGCGCAGTTTATACAAAAGAGAGATAAATATATATGTAGTTAATAAGGATTGCATATATGAGTCGGCCAAAGCCCGTAGTTATTTTAGAACACATTGATAACAAAACCTATAAAAGTGAACAGATACTAGAGGCTGATGCTATTTGGGCAGTGTTCTATCAAGGTAAGCCTTTTAATTTAAAAAGTGCCAATGCACTGACAAACTATCCTGGGCCGAAATACAAAAAGGTCAGCTTCTCAAATCCTGGTCATGCACACAATCTAGCTAAAAAGCTCAACATCATGTTTAAGTCTAATGATTTTGCTGTGTATAAACTTATCACAGGCGAGCAGATAGACGAATGAACTGGAAAGAAACATATACTAAACTGTTTCTCAAAGAACTAGGACACAGTATCAACGAGACCAGTCTCAAAGAATACATGCCGCTTTGGTGGCAAAATACACGAAACAAGGCTGCGGGCGGACTTAGACTCTCTAACGAGGGCCTGGACATGCTGACTCAGATTGGCCTTGCTGTGTACGAAATACCGTGGCCCAAAGAGATGGTGCTTACTACACAGGTGATCATATTCTTAGATCAATTTATTGACTGTCCGTACTATCTCAACAAAGACAGTATCACAGTGACTAACGAGCGCAAGGCTGTTGAGCTTACTCTTTTCTCAGGGGATCTGCGCAAGTATGGCATAGTCAAAGCTATGACTAGATCAAAAAAAGAAGCAGAAGAATCCTAACTGTTTAAAATCATTGAAAATCTTTTTTACTAAAAAGGTTGACCTATTGCAGAACCAATGTTATATTGTATTTGTTAGTTAAACACACGCACTGGTCGAACTGAAAGGACTACAACAATGGATACTTCAACTCGTACTGTTACTCCAAACAGCGCAAAATCTTCAATTAAACACGCTCTGCGCAAGAAGCGCCCGATCTTCCTTTGGGGCCCTCCGGGCATTGGTAAGTCGGATATTATTCACCAGATCGGCGAGCAACTGAATGCTCACGTAATCGACATTCGTTTGTCGCTGTGGGATCCTACTGACATCAAAGGTATTCCTTACTTCAGCAGCGTTGACAACACTATGCTTTGGGCTCCGCCTAGCGAACTGCCTAGCCAAGAACTGGCTGATAAGTATGAGAACGTTGTATTGTTCTTGGACGAGATGAACAGTGCCGCTCCAAGTGTGCAGGCCGCTGCATACCAGCTGATTCTTAACCGTCGTGTTGGTACCTACAAGCTGCCTGACAATGTTATGATTGTTGCCGCAGGTAACCGCGAAGCTGACAAAGGCGTTACGTACCGTATGCCTGCTCCGCTGGCTAACCGCTTTATCCACTTGGAAATGGCTGTTAACTTCGACGACTGGTTCGGATGGGCTGTTAACAACAGCATCCACAAAGACGTTGTAGGTTACTTGACTTTTAGCAAAAAGGACCTTTACGACTTTGATCCTAAGTCGCCGAGCCGTTCGTTTGCTACTCCACGTTCTTGGTCGTTCGTGAGCGAGTTGCTCGAAGACGATCTTGATGCTGGTACCACAACTGATCTAGTTGCTGGTGCCATTGGCGAAGGTTTGGCTGTGAAGTTTATGGCACACCGCAAGGTTGCTGCTTCGATGCCTAACCCTAGCGACATCCTTGCTGGTAAGGTTAAAGAGATGAAGTCTAAAGAGATCAGTGCAATGTATTCCTTGACTGTGTCTCTTTGCTACGAACTCAGGGAGAGTGATGCTGCCGGCGATAAGAAGTTTGATGAAAAAGTCAGCAACTTCCTGCGCTTTGCAATGGATAACTTTGATACCGAACTGGTTGTTATGGGTATCAAGCTGGCACTGACGCAATATAACTTGCCTATCGACCCCGACGCCGTGGACTGCTTCGATGAGTTCCACGACCGTTACGGTAAGTATATTAAGGCAGCACAGAGCGTCTAAACAACAAAGTGGGCAGGGAGACCTGCCCACTTTTTCTATTCAACGGTTGACAACGATTGTAAATACTGTTATAGTTACAGCATGAACACTAGCACAGAGGTAAACTATGTCTACTAAACAAACTCAAAGCAAACTTAAGAACTGGGAGCCTGACCCAAATATTACTGGCGAAGAACTAGAGCGTATGCGTGTAGAAGTATATGATCGTATCGTTGTCGCTCGTATTGGTCTTCTACTGCGTCATCCTTTCTTCGGTAACATGGCAACTCGTTTGCGTATTCTTGCTGCGGATGATTGGCTTATGACTGCGGCTGTTGACGGTAAGAATCTCTACTACAACACTCAGTTCTTTAACGCAATGAATAACAAAGAGATCGAGTTTGTTATTGCTCACGAGATCCTGCACTGTGTTTACGATCACCTTGGTCGTCGTGACTGGCAAGGTCGTGACATGCGGCATCGTCTCTACAACATCGCAGCAGACTATATTGTAAACAACCTGCTGGTGCGTGATCGTATCGGTACCAAGCCCAAGGTGGTTGACTGCTACCAAGACTTCAAGTATGAAGGCTGGAGCAGTGAAGAAGTCTACGAAGAGCTTTACAAAGAAGCTAAGAAAAACGGCGAAGATTTCCTTGACAAGCTGGGCGAGATGCTGGACGAACACCTTGACATGGATGGCGATGGCGACGAAAATGACAACGGTGAAGGCAAGGACAAGAACGGCAACGGTACCAGCAGCAAGCGTCCTAAATTTACTGAGGAGCAGATTCGTCAGCTAAAAGACGATATCAAAGAAAACATGCTCAGTGCTGCGCAGGCCGCAGGTGCTGGCAATGTTCCTGCTGGTGTCGCTCGCATGATCAAGGAAATGACTGAGCCTAAGATGAACTGGCGCGAACTGATTCGTCAGCAAATCCAAAGCACAATCAAGAGCGACTACACTATGATTCGTCCTAGCCGCAAGGGCTGGCATACTGGCGCTATTCTACCTGGTATGAGCTTCCAGGACACTATTGACCTTTGTATTGCACTTGACATGTCAGGTTCAATTGGTAGTGCTCAGGCTGCTGACTTCCTTGGTGAAGTTAAAGGCATTATGGATGAGTTTAAAGACTATCGCATCAAGCTGTGGTGCTTTGATACTAAGGTTTACAACGAACAAGACTTTAGCGCCGATGGCGGCGAAGATTTGATGGACTATGAAATTCTGGGCGGTGGTGGCACTGACTTTGATGCTAACTGGGAATACATGAAAGAAAATGATATCCAGCCTAAGAAGTTCATCATGTTCACTGACGGCTATCCTTGGAATAGCTGGGGTGACGCAGATTACTGTGATACTGTGTTTATTATCCACGGTCACAGTGATAAAAATCTTGAAGCGCCGTTTGGTGTTACTGCACACTACGAAGAAGGTAAATGATTAAGAACGGAGAACCAAATCCACTTAACGTTTTTGAAGTGAGGCGAGTCAAAGCGGCTGCGCCTCACTTTGAGTATGTTAACATACCTATGAAATACAATCTTGATCAAAGTTTGATAAAATGGATCGAACGAAACATCAAGAACAGATTCTACATAGGACGCAATGTGTTACTAGACGACAACAACAAAATTGCTCAGATAATTACAATTGGCTTTGAAGAGACCAAAGACATGAGCTATTTCATGTTGGCCTGTCCACATTTAAAGTACAACTAAATAAACTGCGCATATATAATAGTGTAAGGAGATTAAACTATGAGCGACAAAGCTAAAACAACCGAAGCTGAGGCAGAAACAATTACAGCACCTGCGCAGCCTCAAGCACAGGGTCCGGATCTTACTGTACAAGATCTTACTGCTCTCAAAAATATTATCGATGTAGCAAGCCAGCGAGGCGCTTTTAAACCTAGCGAAATGATGACTGTAGGCCAGACCTATATGAAGTTAGAGCAGTTTCTAGCAGCAGTTGCAGCACAGCAAACACAAGGAAATTAATATGTTAAAGCATATAGGACGTATGGTTAAGAATGGTAGAAAAGTCATTGTAGCATACAAAGTAGTACCAAACGAGCCAGATCATTGTATTGTGGTCACTACAGAAAATTTGATGGCAGAAGAACACGATACGCTGATTAAGTTGGTAGAATCTGCTGCTGGACAAGAAGCGGATGACCTAGCAACTGCAATGGCCAGAACACCGCTTCCTGATGGTAGAAACATGCTAACAGCATTTCACACCACAGGCAAAATGGTCAAGGTTCCTACCAACACAGTAGAAATGACTCCTACTATACAGAGTAAGATCATGCTCAGCGAACTGAACGAAGTTATCGCTCAACAGCGTGGCGTTACTGTAGCAGACCTAGCTGTTGGTGGGAACACAGCGCCTAAGCCAGCAGCAGCACCCGTATCTGCTATAGCTGAGGCGGTAGCTGTAGAGCCCGCACAAGCTGTCACAGACGGTGTTTTGACCGATGAAGATCTAGCACGTCAGTATCGTTCGCAGGCTGATCGTTTGAGCAAGGAAGCCGCAGAATTGCGCAGACAAGCAGAAGAGCTAGCACCAACAAAAAAGCAAACAACTACTGTAAAGAAGCCAGCTGTAAAGAAAACAGCCAGTGCCTGATAAATTACCTCCAGAAGTGATAGAACACTGGCCGGAGATATTTAAGGATATTGAGATCAAAGCGGTCCCAATGGAATATATCACATCCGTAGTGGTTCGCTTTGATGACGGTGAGACTTGGGAAATAGATCTAAGCCCCGAAAGCTTGGACGTAGAAGGCGTTGATATTATAGACGTGATAGAAGAAACTCTTGAAACGTTTTTTGAAGAATACGACGAATATATCGAAAGTGTAGACTTTAGACTCAACACACAAAAAGTGATTGACGACATTACTAAAAGAGTCGGTACATTTCTAAAGAAAAGAAAGTAACTCCTGAGATATCTTTTATTTTGTATAAATACAAGTAATAAGATATCCAGGAGTTGTTATAATGGCTTTACGTCTAAGACGCGGGACCGATGCAGAACGTCAACTAATTACGCCAGCAGAAGGCGAAATAATCTATACTACTGATACTAAGTCAGTGTACATAGGCGATGGCACTACAGTAGGCGGTATAATAATTAGTGGTGAGATTGGGCTAGACGATTTAGCTGAAGTTGATCTTTCGACTCCACCTACAGCAGGGCAAGTATTAGTCTGGGATGGAGTTAAATTTGTTCCAGACGATGTAGCAGGAGTAGGCGTAGTTGAAGGATCAAACTACAGAATCAACGTCATAGGCGATGATAGCAGTACATTAGTTGATACCGTAACTAACACCCTTACTGGGGTGTTTGTAGGTGACGGTAGTGGGTTGACTAATCTTCCAGACGTAGTCGAAGGATCAAACTACAGAATCAATATATTGAGCGATGATAGCACTGTGATAGTTGATACTGCTACTAGTACGTTTACAGGTAATTTTGTAGGTGATGGTAGTGGGTTAACTAATCTTTCGGTTAGTAGTATTTTTGATCTTAATGATGTTTTTGCATTTACTCCACCTGATGTTAATGATGTACTAATATTTGATGGCTTTAATTTTACTCCTCAGAAAATAACAATTATCGAAGGTGCTGAC